AACCTCTTCATTGTTTTCTTCCGTATCCGTTGACTCTTCTTGTTTAGCATCTGGATCAGGTAAAGTAAGATTATCGTAATCAATAGTTTGAGAACCGACTCCCTCTTGTATTTCATCTATCATGTTGGTTATTTTGGTTGTATTGCAAAAATATTTAGTCCTTATTCAAAAGGCTGTTCTAACAGAAAAGCACTCCGATTGTATAGCAGAGTGCCAAGGTTATTAGCACTGCTACTATGTTTGAATCGCTTAAACTTTCAAATGGTTTATAAATCATTTAATACTTTTTACCGCCTTTTTTGACTGGCATATATCGAGTTCCTTTCTTTTTAACTGGCATAATTATGATTGGTTTTTATTAGCACTTATTTCCCCCACGACAATCTTCGCATCAGCATTCTTATCGGTTTGATACGCTCTTGCCCTAGATTTTTCTTGTTCTTGGATATTCAATCCTTGCATTTTTAATTGCTCAATTTGCATTCTCCACTGCCCTTCTGCATTGATCTGCTCCATCTTAGATTGATGCTCCATCTGTAGCCTTTGCTGATCCGCTTGTTGGTTCATCTGTAAGCTTTGCTGTTGTGATTGTGTATTAACCTCCATGTTCTGCCTTTCAAGCATTGCCTTACGCTCTTCGTTCTTCTTTATTCTAGAATCTAAGTAGAGCTTTTGTTGGTATATATTGGTAAGTCCCTCAATCCATATAACGTCACTTAAGGTAATCTGACCAGACTGTAGAGCAGTCTCTAATCTCTGTACCATCAACTCTTTTTCATAGGCATCAGGATGGTTATTGAAGTAGACTCCTAAATTTCTAAAGCTTACGTCTTTTGACAACTTAAAGAACTCCATAGAGTTACTTCCTAGACTCTTCTCGTACCCCATGATAGTACCATCTTCAGCAGCATCTTGGATACGCATCATTAGAGACCTACAGAGTTTCTCAGTTATCTTTTGTTCTGCTGTTATGATATATTGAATAGCGTTGTTTGTGGATTGCTGTGCCATCTGTCCTACAGACTTGAGCATTCTAGGATTTGGTGTGGAACCATCTGTAACCTCATTAAATCCTGTTACATCACGAAGAAGTTGCATCTCTTGTTGGATAATACCAAAGTATCTATCAGCTTCATCTCTCAATCCATTGTCTAATTCACGGATAGGAATATCTCCAGCTACTTCTCCATCATCATCTACCTTACGATAAATTAGGTTACCACTAAAGGCATACATTGCTAGGTTATCCTTAAAAGGTACTTTTTGTCCTCCCACGGTGACATCATTCATCGCATTAGCCTCAATCAAAATACCTTTTGGCTTTGCTCTGGCTATTACGTTTTGTAGTTTAAACCAGGCTATGTGGAGGGCTTTGTCTATAGACAGTATCTGTTCTCCAAATGCAAAGGTCTTATTCTCGTACAACTTAGGTGCAACAACATGATAGTTAAGATATCCCTTCTTAAGATCTCTTGCATCTCTCTTCATGTTTGAGACTAGCTTGGCACCAAAGTAGTAATCGGTATCTAGTACCCATCTAACCTCGTATACTAAATCGTAGTTAGCATTTATAATCTCTTTGTTCTTATTGCCTCTAGTCTTATGTCCGAAAACAGTCTTACCATCGTCTTTCTTTATTGCCTCGTAGGGTACTTCAGAATGAGAAACAAACTGCATTATCGCAACGTGTTTCATTATACCACTGTCTTGTATCGCACGGTCTGATCTATGTGCGTTGAATCTACTCTTAGACGTACCAGACATTTGCATTGCCTCAAACTCAGAAGTTCCATGTTCTTCAGGACTAGATAAGTTTTTGATTTGTCCAATAGACATCTCTTCAATATGCCCAGCCATTGTTATATTATTATGGTAGGGATCATTGGTAGGATCGCAAAAGAAATCCTCATAGCGAACGTACTTAGGAAGAATCTCACCATCGTAGTCAATATCATCCATTACAATACCTGCACCATGCGTGATCAGATCATCAATTACTTGACTTCTAACCTCGTCATACTTATTGTCTTTTAATATAAGATTCAAAGCACTTTCACATTCGTATGCAGCTTGGTGCTTATAGCCAAACTTCATGTGCAATTCTGCCTCCTCTAATGTTTGTGGATCTTCTTTTGATAAGCCTACCTCTTGAGGAGATACACCAGCTTCAGCAAGTTCTGCTGCCATTATTAGCTTTGATTGTAACTCAGCGTAGTATTTTTCCTTATCGTCTTGTGCGACAGGATCTATGGCTTGTACGTCTATGTCATATCCTGCTTTTTCAATGATTGAATGTATCATCTTAAAAATCTTGCTAACAATAGGCAAGGGACTCCAATCAATTCTCATTTGACTAGCATCACCATTCGCTAGTTCTTTAGGTACTAATATTTTCTTAAATTGATTTGTGTCTGGTCTACCGAGCATATGAAGTGTTCGCTCCACTGCCTTATGCCTATCATTGTAGAATGACTTTGATGTGCTGGTGTAGACATCCCAGAACTTCTTAGCTTGACCCACTATCCAATCCTTTTTCTTCTTGTCTGAGAATGGGACGTTATGTGTGTCTTTTATGTTTTGATCCATATTTATATAATTGAGATACTACTGAAATCAAAGTCGTAATCTTCATTTGCTGATTTATCCTCCTCATCTTGTATTATCTTTCTATTCCTCTTTAATCTGTATGCTGCGACTATTGCCCAGCCTGCGCTCATTGTAGCATCATTTTTAGTACTGTTCTGAATATCAAAATCCAGTAAATCATTGAGCAGTCTAGGGAACACAATCTTATGTGTATTCTTATCTATGTAACTAGCAAACGCACTAGCTAACTGCTCCTTTGAGGCAACACCTGCTGCGATACCTCTCTGTGTCTTTCTTCCTCCCTTTGGTCTAATCAACCAAGGACTGTATCCTCTTCTGTCAAAGTAGTTTAGAAAACCACTTTTATTATTCTCTACCAATAACTTACATCCGAAGAAGTAAGCTGCCATCAAGCAATCCTCGTAGAAATCATCTGGATCATCAGGTCTTGCGAGGTATTCAAATAAGAATGTTTCGCTCAACTCATTATCCAATCCATCGAACTTATGAAAGCCATAACAGCCTCCCATAGACATTCGCTTGGTATCAACAATATCTACAGCCTTATGATCAAATGGATCAACTCCAACAACTACATTACTATTCAATGGACGTTTCTTTTCATCACCTTCAACATGATTCCAGTCTTGACTTAAATCCACGTTTTTATGCAATAAGAATCGTCCATTTTTGCTTGGAACAAAATTAACTATGGTGTCTTGTACATCATCTTCCCACACAAAATCACCTTGAATGTACATGGGTTCTGATAGGAAAGATATCGTTGATAGTTGCTCGTTAAGTTTAAGTACATTGAATGGACATAAATCAGCATCCCGATAGAATGCCTCCTCTATAGTCCAAGGAAATTTTCTTATATAACTAGCAAGTTGTCTTGGATTACCTGAGAGAGAGTCTCTAATCTGTTGCTGATACGACTTAGCTTTAAACCTATCACACGCACCATAGCTGTCAATGAAATCTTCATCATTATCGTATGCTGGAGTAAAGAGTCTACATAGTCCTGACTTAGTTCTATTTAATTCCTTTCCTCGTTCTTCCCATCCACTTCCCATCCAAAGCTCTTGAGCCGGGGCAGAGCCTCCTTCTTCTACAGTGGAGGTGAAGTATGCCTTACCTATTATACTCTTGGAGCCCAGAGACATAGTAGGTTTGACAATACTCCACCCTTCTGTAATGTTCTGTTTAGGGTCTTTAACATTAGATTTAGCAAACTCATCTCTAATATATCTGATAAGCTTCTGAGAGTCATATGCAAGGTTATCGCTTGACTTAAATGTTACGTCCGAGTTTAATTCAATAGCACTTTTATTTAATTTCTGAGAAGTGCTAGGATTCCTAAAACCAAGTGTTGATTGTATCTTCTTATGGTCATACACAGGCTGAAAGAAATCAGGAAGATGCTTAAAGCTTCCTATTAGTTTTGTAAAGAATGATTTGGCATCATCCCTAGTTTTACTTTGTATTCCACTTTGCACATTGAGCATCCTACTTGGAGGATCGAATGCAGCTAGTGCAGCTCTCGCTGTCTTGCCACTTCTTCTTCTAGTACACTCAATAAGACCGTAGCTATCAGGATTTTCTACGCACCACTGCCAATACAACCAAGTCCTTCTATCGCTATCTCTATAGTGCGGATATCCTATGTCAATCTTCCACCAATTAAGGTACATATAGTGAAGTCCTGTAATGTATGTAGGCTTACCTCTACACATAAACCATACTCCACTTAGTCTTTTAAACCACTCTTCATTTCTATACCCTTCTAGTTTTGGGTCAAAGTACAGCTTATCGTATTTCTGCTTTTCTTTTTC